CAGCAGAAGAGCAAATAATTTGACAGCTGCTTGCTCTTGCGTCAACAACAACGTTAGGACAATGATCAAGCCAAGCCAAATGTAAGAAATATTTTGATCTCTTGTATAGGGAAATCAAGTTAGGCACAGATATCTCTCCAACATAAAATATTCTTTCGTTTTTTTCTATTTTTTTATCTGATTTTCCTGCGATTACTAGACAATCTTTCTCAGAGGAGTGTTCTAAAAAATATCTAATATTGTCATCTAATCTTTTATGTGGACGCCACGATGCGGCACAAGACCAAACATTTTCGAATTTATCTATTTTTGGATGACTCAGAGGTGCAACGGTTTCAATAAAATCTGTATCGGCACCATTGTGAATGACAGCAGAATTATTATGCTCTCCAAAATACTCTGTTGTTAGCTTTTTATTAAAATTGGATTGAAATATAACACCGGTGGAATGGTGATATGTTTTTTCAATATTTTGATTTTGTATTTTATACGGTTGAGATAAATTAAAGTATATTCCATCTAGTCTCTGAAAAAGAGGAATTTTGCTTTGAAAATCTCTTGTTTCTATAAAGCATAGTCTAGCATCGGCGGTAGAGGTTTTGTTAAATGTGACACCATTTTTTTTGCCATATTTAACTAATTTTGATGCGAAATGATTAGGTCCCGAAGTGCTTTGAAGGTTTACGTTTTCCAGTTGTATATTCATATTCTTTTATATGGAGTTTTATTCCTAATTTTTACTGCTAATTCAGATTGTTTTTTTGCCTTAATTTTGTCTACACTTAAAGGATTTTGCCTGTTGTAAACATAAAGTGCCTCTGGTATGTATCGTGATCTCTCTGAAGACATCTCTAACAGCGGCAACATTATAGCTTGATCATAAGTCATTTCGAAATACTTACCGTTCTGTTTAAGATCCTCTTGGTCTAACTTTTCCCACAAGCAATATTTAAAAGTTCTAAGATGCGATGCTCGCCAACTGTCTTTTCTAAATGAATTATTTTTAATAATATCTTCTGGGTATTCGGAGGGTTCTACGCCTCTTTGACCGGTCGGGTTATATATATAACTTCCATAAGTTAATAATGTATCTGTCGCATATTCTTCACATAACCTAGACAAAACCGATGTAGATGATAACCAATCATCTCCATCCATCAATATTACAATATCCTGATTTTCTATGTTCTTCTCATTTAGGATGTATGCAATATTACCCAAAGCATACTTTTTTTCTTTATTTTGTATTAACTCAAATCGATTATCGTCTCTTATCATTTCTTTGATTATATCTGAAGAGTAATCAGTTGACATATCATCGATCAAATAACACTTAAAGTTAGTATAACTTTGACGCCTAACGCTATTTATACATTTGCCAATCCACTTTTCACAATTATAAAAGGGCACAACAAAAATAAATTTATCATTTTCAACATGTGTTTCTTTTGACTCCGGTAAAGATAAATTTTCAAATGCTAATTTTTCTATTTGTGTCCAGAATATTTCTGTTCGCTTTCTTAAATAATATAGAGTGTTTTCTCTTGTTTGAAACCAAGGCTCATCTTTGTGCTGAACGTTTTCATTTAAAATTAGTTCACAACCCAACAGTTTAGCTTCGATTGTCATTCTAGGGCAAGTGTCGCCGGCTTTGGGGAAAAATATAATACCTTTAGACTCTGCTAACTTTCTCAAAAGTTCTTGATGACTTAAATCCCAAACCAACTCGTATTCTAAATTATTTTTTTCTGCATACTGTTTAGACTCTTCTACACCTTTTATCCAAGACGGAGAATTTAAAATTAAATATTTATTATTTTTGTTTTTTATGTTCAGAGAGCAAATGTAATCTAATGTATCATTCGAAAAAACGGAACTTAAAATCTGATTTTTGTTATTATCTAAAAATGTAAACTTGTTTCTATAATGATCGTATTGTTTTTTAGACATCCACCAAGTTAATTTAGATTTATTCAAAAACATTGAAACTATTTTTCCGTGGCGAGTGCTTTCACAATTGCAAATTTTGTTTTTAAAGATGTGTTTTCCTGGTGATCGATGAGAGCAATACTTATAATCGTATTCCAGCACAGAGTAATTTAAATTCTTAATTGAAAATATAAGAGCTTCTTCCCTAACATTGTAAAAGTTACCAAATATCCAAAAATCATCTTTGTGTTTTTTCATTAGACTAAGAAGTTTTGGATCACTCGATACAACTTTGTTACATGGAATATACGAGGATGAGATAATCGCTTCTGTAGTTAGCTCTGCTCCACCTTTATAATGCTCTACAAAAAAATCAGATACAAAAAAAATCATAGCTGTGCAAATAAATCATCAATCTCTTGGTCGCTTACCTGCTCAATGACAAAATCGCTTAAGCAATTTAAAAATTTTTCTTTTTGAGTGTCATCCTCAAAATGTTTAGCTATCCAAGCTTGCAATCTCTTAGCTTGAGATTTAAAACGTCCATGATCTTTATACATTTCACGTAATTTCATCTTATATGAACCTTGTTTTGGATAAGCCCATTTGGAATCCGCTTGCAATACTCCATCCCACACCGCGTCACGGTGAATAGTTTCCAAGTCGTATTCAACTTTTGCAAAATGCGCTTTAGTCTTGTTCTTGCCTTTTTTACTTTTCGTTGGTTTATATAAAAAGTCTAAATGACCAGACCAATCAGTAGCTAGAACAGGTAAACCGGAATATGCAGCTTCAAAGATTGGCAAACCAAAGCCTTCACCATGAGTAAGGCTAATCAAAGCATTTATTTTTTTATCTACATATAGCGAATGCATTTCTTCATCAGTTAGATCACCATGCATAAGATACACCTTACATTTTCTATTTGAATAATTTTTTAGTATTTTAGTTAACTGTTTTTCCATTGCTACCCTATCTAAGTTGCAGCCGCCGCGAATTGAAGCCTTAACAACTAATCCGACGTCGGGATTATCAATAAACTCTTCTACAAACCACTGAATTGTATTTTGTAGATTTTTCCGTGGTCCCCATTGTGCAACAGTTAAGAAATTAAATTTTGTAGAAATATCTAAATTAATTTTAGGTAAAGAATCAAACTTCTTAACTGGATAGTGTACTACGTCTACATCAGAAACACACTTTAGAACTCCTCTTTGCCCAGTCCTTTGATCTACCCCCTCGTAAAGTGTCTCAACTAAACCTTTCTTGGAGTGTTCAGAAATGGTTATAATTTTATTCATTTCATTGCATTTCTGTAGCCATACCGGTGCGACCTTATCTGCTTCAATGCCTGCTGTTACTCCTATATTTATCGGTGCTAATTTTTGCCATTCATTTGGAATTGTTACTTGCACGGACATGTCATATTGTCCTTTTTGTTGAGCATATAACGCAGTTTTTTTGATAATTTCGTCTAACCAGTTTCTTTCTTCTGAATTTTCCCAAACCCATGCTGATTGACCCCAATTAACAGGTAGCAAATATAAATCAATTGATTTATTTTCTCGTAATGATCGCAAAACAAACCGGCAATGCTCTCCATATCCAGTTCTTGTTAGTGCGGGTCCTCTTACTAATACTTTCATCAAGCTACCTCCTTGATTACCCATCTCACAAAACCTTTGCGAGTTTCCCAAGATCCCTCTTCTTCATGAATTTTAGTCATAACCTCAACCCACGTATTATTAAAATCATCAAAATTGTAATTTTTCATAACATGCTCTCTACCTAATTGTCCCATTTTTTTTCTTTCGTCGTTTGACATATTGAATATTTTTTCCATTGCATTGATAACATCATCTTCATTCAATCTATCTTCTCTAATCCATGGGATGTTTTGAGATCCAATGATCGCTTTAGACGCCGGATATATTGGAATTCCAAAATTATTTTTACCATCAGTCACTTGCTCTTGCAGCCCTCCTGTCATATTTACAATAATTGGCGTACCGCAAGAAAGCGATTCTAAGGTGGCTAAACCAAAACCTTCAGCATCAGATATATTAATTGTGCAATCAGCTATGTTATATATTAAGGATAGTTTTCTTAAGTCAACCTTTTCTTGGCTAAATAAAACTTCTCCATTTTTTAAATCTAAACTTTCTATAATCGCTTGTAAGTCTTGACCGTTTGGGTCTTTAACATCTGTATGCATAACGAGACATGCTTTATCATGACCAACTTTATCAAGAAATTGTTTAAACCAAAAAATTAAAGAACCTGATTGTTTTCTTCTTGCGTTTCTATTATTCCAAAAGAAAACAAATTTATCTGGATCGTAATGTTCTCCAAAGGTTTGTTTTTTAAACTCTTGTAAAAATTCTTCATTATTCTCAATTGGTTTAAATATATCGCTATTAACTGCATGTGGAATGTATTGTGATTTTACACCAGGAGCAACAGTCTTTACGATATCATCCGTTACTTTTGATATGGTCGCAATAAAGTCGTTTGACTCATAAACTGATTTATTAAAAGTAGGATAGGGGTAATTATCCCAAACGTGGTAGTAAACCATGGGCATAAGAGGTCTAATTTCATTCTCCATCTCCCATAACCACCCCCAAAAACGAGGATCAGTCATGAACCAAAGAATATCCGGTTTTTCTTGACGGATGATAGATCTAACCATTTCTTTGTTGCCATAACCATCGACAGGATACATAATCCAATCATCACCATATTGATCCGTTTTTATTGGATCATATTTAGGATGCTTTACGGCGCCGCCGAAAGAGCGAATTTCAAATTTACCAGTTTTTAATAACGCTTCACAAATATACCTAGTTTGAGTTCCAACGCCACTAGGACTAAGAGGCATATCACTAAGAGTGAAGACCTTAATTTTTTTATCCATTTAAACCTCATGAGCAATGTTTTGTCTTATAATATTCACACACGCCATATTTGCCGTAGCAGGAAAGTCTGTTTTTGACGTGATTGCATTTATTGATATTATACACGGCTTTATTTAATAGTTTAAGGGCGTTGCCTATTTTCTTTTCACCATTGCTAACTTTAAATATCTCTACATTATTTTTGTTTGCTGTCCGCTTAAGAAGGGCAAAGTGAGTAGTTATATCTTTATAGTCTTTATTGTGTTTTTTTGCCCAGAAATGCTTATAAAGGCTTAACTGATAGGTTATCATTTTATCGGTTTTTTTGCGGCTATCCCAACCCCAAGAACAAGTTTTCCAATCAACAATATGATATTTTTTTGTATCTGGTGTATAAATTATAAGATCGATAAAGCCTTTGAAATTTTTATCGATATTTTTATTTTCAATTTTATGGTATATCTGTTCTTCCACAGACACCATTTCAAACTTGCCAAAATATTTTTTAAGAGCCGGCAAAATGAACTGAATCATATGTTTGCCTTGGCTCCTCATAGAAATAATCAGATCATTAGAAAATTCAATATCAGGTGTTGATTGCTTTACTTTTTGTAAATTTTTAACAAACTCACGTTCGAATAGTTCTTGCAGACCATCAGACTTTTTGTTTTCATCAAAATCTTGTACTATAACTTCACAAACTGTATGGAGAGCGGAGCCAAAAGAAGTATGTTCATTTCCTTTAAACTGTTTAATTTTATCGATATAGTTTAACTTATGCTTCCAAGGGCAAGTAGTCCACTCTTTAAGTTCTGAGTAGGATATGTGAGACATTTATTCCTCTGTTTTTTTCTTTCTTGGTGCCCTTTTTCTTTTAGTCTTCGTAATCTTTTTAAGACCATTGGGCAACGAAGCTTCTTTTTTTTGCTCCTCATGAGGAGACTCTGCTTCTATTATTTTTTCTAGACTAACATAATCATTTAAAATGTCAAGATTTATATTTTTCTTTGCAAAAACCCAAGTTCCACTAAATGTATCAATATTATTCAAAACTTTGGGTGGTGAAGATAAAATTTTACCTATGTTGATATTTAAGTAATTTTTATTAATCCACTCGATTGCATCGTTACTTGTAAATAAGATAGTATTGCCTCTTTTTCCTCTAAATTTAAGTTTAACTTTTAAAACTACTTTGTCATCTTTCTCTTCTAAAACAATACTCATGCTTTCTCCTTAAAGTCAAAAAAAGAATCTATTTTTTGATATAGAACCGGGCTTATTTCCTTTAATTTTCCTCTACTACCTAATAAATAGTTCTCAAAACCATTTGCCCAATACTCCCTTAAAGCTGTAATTGCATATGGTGAATAAAATAATTCAGCAGAAGCACCTCTTAAATAATCGTATCCAATATTTTTATATAAGTGCTGATCGAAATCATAGTTATATTCTGGATTTTCATAAGCTTCCATCCCATATTCTTTATCGCCCAAAAGATAGTATAGGTGTCTTCTCTTAGCTAAAAATTCACGTTCAACACGCCCATCTCCATATATTTTATCTTCATTTTTTTTCTCTACGGCATGAGCTACTTCATGGAGTATATCATCTAACAAATCTCTTTCATTATCTTGATCTGGCGATAAGTATATTGCTCCATCTTTATACATGGCATTGTATTCGCGACCATCTTTAAAAAATTCTTCAACATATCCAACAAAAAAACTATCAACATTATCAAAAAAATACTCTGGTATTAATGTTTCAATTTTATTCTTTATATAATCTAAATTAATTTCTCTTTCAAAAGGTTGGGCAAAAACAAAAGGAACTCCGTATACTTTATAAGTTTTAAGTTTATTTTTTGACTTTTTCATACCTTCTATTATATATTCTTTCACTTTTGCATTTCGCCTGAATCTACATCTGCGATAGCTTGACGATATCCACGAATAAAATTTTCTTCTACTAAAGGCATTAAAAATTCTGGAAATTCTTCTGCCATCACTTGTATAATCATTTCAACACTAACTTCATCGTTGTCTGGTTGCAGTCTATCGCCAACATAATTTATCAACCATGCTTTCATTTCATTTTCTGGTTCGACTTTTTTAAACAAATCTGGATTTTCGGACTCAATAGACATATAGATCTCCTTTTAAGTAAATATATCAGATATTTTAGATAGTTTAAAGTATTTTAGACGCTATTGTCGCAACCTTGGAACGTTCACCCTTTCTAAGTGTTACGTGTCCAGAGATATCATAACTTTTAAACTTTTCAACGGCGTGTGTGAGACCATTTGATGTTTCATCCAAATAAACATTATCAATCTGTTCTACGTCGCCTGTTAAAATAATTTTTGTGCCCTCTCCGACTCTCGTAAGAATCGTCTTAAGTTCATGAGCTGTTAAGTTTTGAGCTTCATCAATAATGATAAACGCATTCGCTATAGAACGTCCACGAATATAGGTCAAAGCCTCTACTTCTATCTTGCCTCTATCCATATAGCTTTCTAAAGTCGCTTTGTCATTAGCCATTAAATATTCTAAATTATCTCGAATTGGAGCAACCCATGGCGACATTTTTTCTTCCATTGTTCCGGGTAAAAAGCCAATATCTCTACCCATAGGCTGTATAGGTCGAGAAACTACAAGCCTACTATATATTTCTTTTTCTACCACCTGGCTAAGACCGGCTGCAATTGCTAATAAAGTTTTACCACAACCAGCCTTGCCAACTAACGTTACCACATTTATTTTTGGGTCCTCCAATAAATCCATAGCAAAAATCTGCTCTTTGTTTCTAGGTTTTAAACCCCAAAGTCTTTTTTTATTGCCGGGATTGAGCAACTTTAGGGGTTTCTCGTAAGATTCAAACTTTCCTAGAGCAGTTTTCTTTTCATTTTGGTTGGATATCAGCATTAAGAACTGATTTGGATTTAATTTTAATTCTTCTTCTTCAATATAAACTTCTTCTCCTGAATAAAACCGGTCAAGAACAGGCTCATCCACCAAGTGAGTAATAAAACCAGTATAAATTGCATCTGTGTCTTTTATAACTTGATCTGAATCAAAATCCTCGGTCGTTAAACCCAAAGAGTCGCACTTAACACGCATGTTAATATCTCGTGTGACCACGATTACTTTTTTTCTTGGGTTTTCATTTTTCTGGTTTAACGCAACGCTAATGATCTCATTATCAGGAACAGAAAGATCAAAGTCTTCTGGTAGACCTTCTCTTTTAACCATCTTCACGCATATTAGACCCTTACCCTTATCTATTCTCACACCTTTAGATAAACTACCTTTTTCACGGAGAACATCAAGATTGCGAATAAGCATTCTTGCATTGGTTCCTGCGCCGTCTTGTCTTTTTTTGTTGTTATCTATTTCTTCAAGAACCTTGAGAGGAAGAACAATATCGTTATTACCATAAGAGCGAATACAACTTGCGTCTGTTAAACAAACGCTTGTATCAAGAATATAAATTTTTTTAGCCATGTTAACTCACTTTGTTAAACACTTGATCTTCTTCGTCAAAACACTCACTTTTAATAAGTATAATCCGAAAAAGCAGTCATTATAAATAGTCTTTTTGTTTATAAAAAAGGAGAAAAGGGTCGTGGCGCACTTATTTATTTATATGAGAGTGAAAATCTCACAAATATAGGAGGATAAAAAAATGAGTAGGGTTATGATTAGTACCCTCGCGTTCGTTATGCTGTTTACTTTCTCTTGCGGCACAATGAACTCAAGTGTAAAAAATGATTTTCCAAGAGAAGGATTTGCTTTTATCAGTAAAACAGTTCAACTAAAAAGATGCTTTGGTAAAGATAATTGTGCCACAATGGATTTAAGATCTTCGGGATCTGGCTATGTTGTTAAACTTTCTAGCAAAGGCGCATACATAGTTACTGCGGCTCATGTTTGCAACGGCGAAAAAGGTTTATTAGCCTCTGTTGAACAAACTATTCGTATGAAAGTATCAACTATTACTTTACATGAGTATGATGCGGTTGTTTTGAAAAAAGATCAATCAATAGACGCTTGTTTACTTTTTGCAGAAGGCTTAACTGAAGGGGTTGAAGTTATACCTTTAGCAGCAAAACCTCCCAAGAGAGGTGAAAAAGTTTATAATATAGCTGCTCCTTTAGGTATGTTTGATTATGATATGGTTCCCATCTTCGAAGGTAGATATGCTGGAGAAGAAGGTGGGCAAGATGTATATTCACTAGCTGCTACTTTTGGATCGTCTGGTTCTATGATATTAAACTCTAAAGGTGAGTTAGTAGGAATGGTTCATTCTGTTTTAGTAAAGTTTAGAAATAATGCTATTTCTTCACCTTATGAA